GTGCTGTGCCTGCAGGTCGGCGAAGGTTCTGCTCAGCTCGATTCCCTGCTTGTTGATTTGTTCAATTCGCGCATCGGCGTCGGATGTTGTGAGATCGTGCCACCATAGGCTCCAGCCATACCAGATTTCATGGCCGACGCCCCGCATCTCTTGCGCCTTCTCCGCGACCTTGTTTTCCGCTTCGGCGACATCGTTAAAGTTTTTCGCTAGGGTCCGAATCGATTCGGCGTCAATCTCCGCGATCTTGAACTGATACGCGGTTTTCAGGTCGCCATGCAGGAGCGCGAGCTTGGCGCGCTGCGAGTCGATGTCTTTCTCATATGCGACACGAGCCTCGCCGCTGATCGTCTCGAGGTGCCGGACCGACTCGTTGTATTCGTCAACCTGTCTCTTTGCTTCCTCCATCTTCTTGCTGACGTGTTCGGCAAACTCGAATAGAGCAATGCCGATCGCGCCGACGGCGACGCCGCCCAGGACGCCGGAGATTGCGCGGGAGAGAGCCGGGAAGGTTTCGGAAATGATGCGGGCGACGGGGCGCGCGACGTGGATCCCGAGCGCTTCGTCGATGAGGCGGAGTCCTTCTTGACCGTCGCGGCCTGTCTGCTTCCACTCGCGCCGCATCTCTGCGGACATGAAGGCGTTGTAACCCTGTACGCCTTTCATCTTCTCGAGGAATTCGGACGGGTCCAGTCCCAGCCGGGCGGACATCGTTCCAACGTTTAAGCCAGACAAGGGAGTCTCCTAGTAAGCAATGTGCAGCGCGTCCAGCCGACGCATGATGACGTCGGCCACGCGCTCGACGGCGATGTCTTTGGTCGCTTCAAACGACGGTCCCAGCCACGGGTAGGGCGGAGTCGAGAGGTGACCGTATTTGCTTGTGTCGACGCGCTTGCCCTGCCTGCGGGCATGCCGCGCATCGCGTTGATATTGGGCATTGTTCGCCAGACCTTGACCGGGCGCGCGATGGCCCACTTCGAGGAAATAGCCATAGACGCCGGGGTTGGTGGTTTGGTCTGGCGCCGCTTCCCGACTCTCCGCCCGCCGGCGCGTGGCCACCCGGCGATAGTTATCCGGGTTCCATGCGGGACCGATGAGCACATACTTTTCGCCGGGCTTGCTGATCCGGTCCGATGCCATCGAGCCTTCACTGACGCGGGTGACGACAATGATGTCCGCGGCCAGAGCGCCAGTCAGGCGATGTACTTCCCGCTCCGCTTCCGCCTTGATGACCGCACCGCCAGCCTGCAGCGCTTCGCGCGCGATCGGAGTGGCCACGACAACCGCGATTTTGTCGAGGTTGTTGTTGAGCTCCGGCAGGCCGGCGATTTCGAATTGGAGGTTGATTTGCGGCATATCGGCGGTCGATTCGCGGGAGCTATCTGCTCAATAGCCAATCGTACCAGTGCTTGTGTTCCGGGGCGTCGACCGTCTCCGGCACAGCCACCTCGGGCGGGGTTATGGCATCGTGGACGTCGAGGACGACCTCATGCTTGTTTTCCTCGGGCACGTGGGTCACCTTTCGGATGTGGATGCGGTGTTGCCGCTTGGCTGGACGTTTCTTTGCGGTTGCCATGATAAATGCTCCTCTCAGGATTTGGTCTTGCCGATCGACACAAATTGCGCTTTCCACGCCGCGAGTGCGTCGGGCGAAGGCGGTTTCATAGCATCGGCCTCTGCCTGGAGTCGCTGGCGCCGCATCTCTCGAGTCTCGGGAAGGAAGTCCGCCGCGGTGAACGATTCCGGGTGAGCCGCGCGGTCCCGCGCGATGTTCCATTGTTCCGCGCAGACCATGGCCGAGCCGGTGAGCATCTTACGATCGCGCACGGCCAAGCGGTCCATGAGGAGCTCGAGGGCCGCCGGGTACATGCTGAGAAATTCATGGTCGGACAACCGAAGATCCACCCGCGCAATCGACCAGATGCGCGGGATGGGATCTAATGCCTCGCCTTCGGCTTCATCGTCGGCCGCGTCATCTCCGGGGGCGGGTCCGTCAGCGCCGGGAGCTCCGGCGTCTGGGCGTTTGGGTCCGGTACCTCGGGCTCACGCTGCGAAAGAATATGCTGCGAGAGCGCCTGGGAGACGGCCAGCAGCAATTCGCTGGCATTGCCGGGCGTGATCAGTGGGCCGAGCTGTTGGACGGTCAGGGCTGGCACATAGACGCGTGCCTCGTCGAAGTAATGCAGGCCCACCCAGAGCGCGAGTAATAGCCGCTGTGGATCTTCCTCGGGGCTGATTTTGTCCCAATTGTAGAGGTCAAAGAGGCTATCGCCGTTGCCGGCGTCCTCATCGAGTTCGCGCTTGATGGCGCTCGCTTCGCTGCGGAGCCACTCGAATTCCTCTTGTTCCTCTGGCGTCTTGTCCTTTTTGGCGAACAGCTCTTGCGACCGCCGGAGCAGCTCTTTACGATCGCGGCGCATCTTGCGTACCAGCTCGCGCTCGAGCCTGGGACGATCTTCGGTTCGCCGCCGATCGACCTTGGCGGTTTCAATTTTGTAGATGATGATGGCTTGCATCGGGTAGGCAAGGGGATATTCCTTGCCGCCGAGCTTGACAGTGACAGGCGGTCCGACAATGGTTTCCTCGAGGGCGGTCATTTCGCCGGCGCCTCCGGTTTGGCCGCCGGTTGTGGCGGCTGATCTTTCAGGGTGATGGTTAGGTTCTCGATGTGGCAGACCACATCCGGCCATTTGTTTTCGTTCTGCGCCGCCTGGCACGCGGCATAGAAGGCTTGCAGCGATTCGTTGACTTTATCCTGCCACCGGAAAAAGGCTTGCTGCGCGGCCTGCATCCGGTAGAGCTGGGCTTGGGTAGGAACCAGAGGGGAATCCACTTTGGTAGTGGCCCTGCCATCCGTGAAGTCGTCGATCGCCTTCTGGCGGTCGACCGTATTTTTGTCCGTGACGCGCTGGGCGTTTACGGCAGTGTTGACGGTGAGCCCGCACAACAGGCCAATGGTGAGCGCGGCGACGAGTGAAGCGAATTTCATTGGGTGATCTCCTTCGCGCGCATAGTAGCAGGAGCGGGACGAATGGGGAAGCCCCATCCGTCCCTATGGCCCATGATCCGTGACGGGCTACTCCGCGATGGCAGTCGCGCCCTGTGGGGTGAGCGTCTCGACTCCGAAAATCGTAACTTCGAAGCTGAAACGGTTCACCTTGTAACGGTCGACCTTCGGCACCTCAAACTGCGAGACGTAGCAGAGGCCGGTGAACGTCGAACCGTCAATCAGGGTGATTTTGTAACCGAGCTGCAACATGGCCTGCAAAGGGCCGAGCAGCGCGACGATGCCCGCATTCTGGGGATCGAACACGCCTTCCGCCGAATACTTGCCATTGTCAACGACGATGGGGATCGGGAACTTATTGTTGCCCGGAGAGTCCAGACAGGTCGCATCGTCAAAATCGACCTTCGTGCCCGAACGCTCGAACTTCTCGAGCTGGGGCATGGTCTGATACACGCTCGCGCCCGTGACCGGAGTCGGCGTGAAACCGATGATCGTGCCGCGGCCCGCATAGCCGACCGGGTTGGCGAAGAACTGCCCGAGCAGCGGCAGCAGGTAGACGCGGAACATCAGTTGCAAAAACATCTTCATGGGTTTGCTCCTTGTTGAATTTACAAGCTAAAAGTCTTGATAGGCCGCCGAGTCGAATCCGTCCTGCTGGAATGCTCCGCTTGGCCCCTGCAATCCGCCAGTGATTTTGAGCGTCGCCGACCAGACGTAGAGCTTATTCCACTTCGCGCTGAACGGCTTAAAGTCGCTGACGGATGCCTCGAAATTGAAACACGAGCCGTCAATGAGCGTCGCGCGAAAGAACGCCGTGAGCAGCCCGGCATGGATCTCCGCCAGCACCGTGTAAGACGTGTCGGTCGGATTCAGGATGCCGGCCAGCGAGAGCGAGCCCGCGTCCACCTGCAGCGGCATGTGTTGCGTGAAGTCACCCGGCGAGGACAGGTTCGTCTGATCCGCGATCGACTGCTTTGAACCCGTGGGCTCGAATTGCTGGAGCTGCGCGACCGGCCGCCAGACCGCTTGGTCAAGAGACACTTCGAGGATGGTACCGCGGCCTCGATATGCGACAGGGATCACGCGATTTCCTTAAACAGCAGAGTTACGAGCAGCACGCGCCGGCAGAGATACCCGAGGCCGCCCACTTCATAGTGCGCGTCGTATTCATCTTCGATCATCACATCGTCAATGATGGTTCCATCCGGCAGCGTCGCATTGCCGGTCGCCAGGTTGAGCAGCTCGCGCCGAAGCGCCTGCGAAAGCATGGCACACGAGAGGTACCCGTCGGATCCCGCTGGACCTTCCGAGACGATGTTATCCACCGAGCCAAGCTGGAACTTGCCTTCGATTTGATAGCCCGGCAACCTTGTGCCAGGATCCAGAGTTTCCGAGGCATAGGGCGATTTCAGCCGGTCAAGGATGATGCCCGGCAGCACGGGCTGCTTGGGCAGGAATGAGTAATAGAACGAGGTTGGAGCCTTGATCCTCTGGGAGTCGGCGTTTCCCATGAACTTCGTAATATTGGGATTCGTCGTCGCCCAGAGGTACAGGCCACTTTCGATCATGCTGCCAGGAACAATCATGCTGCCTTCGGTAACGCCGGATTGTTCTTTCTGATCCACGGACCGCCCGCGTGGACAATTTTCAGGTCGGTATCGGGATCGTCGATCACACTGACCGCCGCCCAGAAATAGCCGTCCAAACCCCAATCCTTGCCCCAGCTATTCTGGATCTTGAACGCCGGCGGACAACCCTTCGGACGGATGACGGGCGTCGGGCTTATGTCGTAGCCGGACACTTTGACCTCATGGCCGCCGAGCACCTGCTCGTCAGGTTGCGGGTTGTAGATGCCGGTGTTTGCGGTTTCATCGGACTCGAGCGACTCGCGGACGGTGAAGCCCATGGCGATCGGCCACGGGGTTTTATCTCCCAGAACGCTGATAGCCGTCTGGGAGCCCACGAGCCCGTGATATGCCTTGTTGATTTGGTACTGCTGGCCATTGGCGAGCTGTACGACGGTCGGCCGCAGAATCTCGCCGGCAACATAGGGATAAGCCGACAGCAGGCAGGCGCCGTATTTCACCATGACCTCGCAGAGCGTCACGCCGTCCGAGCCGTCATCTGAGGGGAAGTTACCGTTTTCGATGAGCGCCAGGGCATAAAGAAACTGCGGGCTAAAGATGAGCGGCCCGAGCTTCGGGAAGTATTTGCGGACAACCCACTCCTGAAATTCGGCGAACGTGTGCCCGGTGCAAGAGCCTTCTTCGCCCTGATCCTTGATGGGACCGTCCCACGCCGAGAGATCCGCATAGAGCGGGAAGCCGGGCGGCAGGGTGCGCGACAACATGCGTTTGAGCGGCAGCGCCGGCGGCATCAGCCGGCCATAGCGGCGGTTCGATGGCGAGAGAGGAAGAACCATGATTTACCTCCAATAAAAATGCCGGTGAACCAGGCCCACCGGCAGGCGCTCTCTGTTGTTGGAAGTCGTTACTTGATCTCGTACTGCTTTCCGAACGCGCTGGCCGCTTTGTTGAAGTCGCGCTTGAACTGCTTCGCGGTTTTCACCTTGGCGATGAGCGCTTGCATTTCATCGTGGTCTTTCACGTTCCCTTGGAGCACGGGGATGAGCGCGACCAGAGCCGAGAATTCGTCGGCAATCTCATTGACGACGAGGGTAATTTTGGCATCGAGGGCCACATCGGTCACGTGGATGGCTGCGAGGATCGGTTGCAGCTTATTCACAATGTCCGTGAGCGCCGTCTTAATCTCGATGAGGATGCCCGGTTGCTCGCCTTCCGTGGCAGCGTTGTATGCCTGAATCAGAGGCAGCACGACGTTTTGGAGATCCTGCGTCGCCTGCTGGCCCCAATTCTGGACGCTATCGAGCGCTCCCGCCGGCAGAGCAGCGCCGACCGAAGCGAGAATGAGTAGCGCCGCCTGAATCGCGGGCGTTAGCGCGCTGATGATGTTGGAGGCTTCTGTCACCCAGCCCGTCGCGCAGCCGGTGAGAAACAGCAAGCCGTTCAGCAGAAGGTAGAGGGTGAGCCAGCGAACGAAAAAACGTTTCATAAATCTCCTCAGTTAGTGGACAGCGGTCCCGCCGTTGCCGGTGGGAGATACCAGGGTGAAAGGCGGGATGAAGCCGCCTAGAAATGGGATCTTCGTCGAGATGAAATCGAGTAGGGAATCGACGCTGAGCCCGGCGACGAGCGCGACCACCCAGATATGCGGGAACAACGATGGGATCGTGCCGAGGCTTGACCAGCCCATCAGGCGGACGACGTTGGCGAACGTGTCCGGGTAGAAGGTCAAACCATAGAGTGCAGCCCCGCAGATCGCGCGGAACAGCAGGAGCGGCCAGAAGTAATCGAAGTATTCCGTATAAGTGGTGACCGAGTGGTCCGGCCCGGTGACTTTCAGATAGGCGCGTTTGAACATATGAGCCCAGGCGCCGACGATGAACCAGCCCCAGAGCCATACCAGTCCGTTATGCATTGAGTCTCCCCTTTCAGGCTGCAACTTCGGTAACGATTCCAGGCTCATACGGCGATGACGCTGACCGTTTCGTCAGCGTCATCAATCGCGGAGGCATACCCTGTTGAGCCAGTCCAAGATGCACCCATCCGTATTCGAGGATGAGCTGATCGAAGATCACCGTCCCGGCTTTCTGAATTGCAAGCGCAATCTGCTCCGGTGTCCCGAATTCGGGACACACGAAGTCGCACGCCAGACCTTCGACGTGAGCGCTGTCCTCTTGGCCGCCAACTGCCTTATTGACGGCGACCGAGCGGTAGGCGCTATCGACATGGACGAACCGCCCGCCGAGAATCTGGCGCACCTGCTCCATGGCCACCGCCAGCCGGCGAAGGTTCGCCAGTTGCACGATGCCCGGAGTGTTGTCGAGCCCCAGACGCATCGCCGTCGAGGACCGGGTGAATTCGTCCAAGCTGAAATGTTCGCTCAATTGCATAACCTCCACAGATTACCGGGGATCGGGATCAATGTCCAAGGTTAAATGCGACCACATCGCCGCGTTGCGTGTTCGGCCCAAGATCCTGCCAGACCAGACCCACGCACGATGACGAATAGGGCGGCACCGGATTGTAGGTATCGGTCCCGGACGCCAGGTCGCAAACGCGATCGCCTTGCGCGGCGACCGTGCCCATGACCGTTGCGGCGCCTAGACCCGATGGCAGCCCCGAGAGTGTCACCGTAGTCCCAGAGCTCGCGGCTGCCAGCCAGGTTCCGTTATAGCCCGAGGGCGTCCAGCCCGCGAGCGTGACATATACGTTCAGTGTGAGCGGCATCGCCGTTGCCACGGTGACGGTCGCCGTGGTGCCGCTCTCAGTGGCGGCTGTGCCTGCGATCGGCGTTACGGTTGGTGGGTTGGTGTTTGCGAAGCATGAAGTGGTGCCGCACTTCGGATTATTGCTAGTCAGAGAAGATTGCGGACCGCTCTGCGCTCCGGTCGCGACATAGAGAAGCTGGAAAACATCATCAATCTGCGAGCTGCCGTTCGTGCCTTCCATCGGCCCGATGAGATTGCCGCTCACGTAAGTGTGCAGCGCTTGCCAAGGGAAGCCGCACAGGCTATTGGGCGTCGAGGGTGAAGTGCCGACGGCCGTCAGCATGAGCTGCTGGTAATAGGTTCCAGAAGCCCAGACCGCGGGAGCCGCGTTGCCGGTCAATTGGGATCCGAACGAGCAGCCATTATCGGTTGAGGCGAACATCCAGTTCCCATCCTGCGAGTAGTGCGTCACGCTGAACTGCGTCGAGAATGTCCGACTGGTTTGCGTCCCATTCGTGTGTCCGTAGCGCTTCGCCCAGCCGTAGCGCTGGCTGCAGGTTCCGGGCACGCAAATGGGCGAGCCGTTGCCCGGCGCGATGGTCGACCAGCTCGAGCCCGGCGTGTATCCCGTCGGGTAGAGTGGCGAGGTTGAAAAACAGGTGATCTCATTCTGCATTGCATTTACGACGAGGCCGTTCTCAGGATTCAGGTTGTAAGTAGTGCCGCACGCCGGCCACGTATCCGTTCCCGGCCCCGCCGCCCGGCTCACGTGCGAGCCGAAAACTTCTGAAAGGTTGCAATCAGGATTCTTTTGAGTGGTCCCAGAGGTCACGTAACACCCCGGCCACGGGAAACTTTGGGCAGTCGCCTGACTCGCAATCGCCGGCAGGTAATAAGAGAAGGCCGGCGGATAGCCGAGGGTGTTGGTCGGATACTCGCCGAGGGGCGGGTTGCCGTTGGTCCCGCTCACGTTGTCGACGTTATAGACGCCGATATAGACGCCCGCCGTATAGCCCCAGCCGGAGCTGCTTTCGGCGACCGTCGTGTTCTTGTCGATCGCCCAATGGGCCATGCCGAAGCCGGTGATTTGCAGCGACGCGTATTGATCGAACAGCGCCGGGTTGTGGCGCCAGACTTGGAAGTTTTCGATCGGGTCGCAGGCGGAGTAAGGTGGCGAATCGCCGGTCACAGCTTCCGAGTGCAGGCCATCGACCGCCATCTTGTCATCGTGGATGTACCACGGGCATGCCTGACTGCCGTTCGCAAAGGGATTTGTAATCGCCTGGAGCGTGCCGATGAGAGTCTGCGTCCAAGTTCCGCCGGAGCAGTTATAGCCGGTCCCGCCCCCGGTGCAGGTTGTCTCCGTCCAGATCCCGGTCCCGGTGTTGAGCAAGTCATAGGTCCGGTTGACCGCATCCGCGCGCATCAGCCAAAAGCCGGTGTCTTGCGTGCCCTGGAACTTGTAATTGTTCGAGAGCGCGCCATAGGTATTAGTCGAGAAGCCGGCGCCATAGAACTGCGCGTAACTGCTCTGATAATTCGAATCCATCGACTCGCCGCCCACCGCATGCCACACCTGATTGCCATTGATCGGAACATAGGCGGTGCCGACGTTGGTCCACGTGATCGAGCCATCGGTGAAGGTTGAGAGCGTGTCCGGGTGACCGGAGATGACGAAGCTCGATCCCGAGGTGTGCGTGCCCGTCGTCGTGTCTTGGTAAAGGAACTGCGCGGTTGAATTCGTGCCGTTCCACTTCACCGTGCCATCGGTGAGCGCTTCGGTTTTGCAGGCGCCCGAGGTGATGAAAGCCGGCCCGGTGCCGGTCGACGCCGAGGTGCCGGCCGTAACCGCCTTGTACATGCAGGCCGAGCCGCTCTGCGCGACCAGAATGTCGCCGAGCGCATAGGCATGGGATTGCTGCCACACGCCGCCGGTCGCCATTTCCGCGGTTGAGAGTGGATGGATGATGTAAGTGCCGTAGCTGTAGCTCGTGCTGGCCGCCCAATTTTGGGCATAGGCTGCGGGGAAGCCGAGGCCAAAGTCGACGAGCGGTGTCGTCGAAGGCGTGTACTGGCCGGTCGACGAGTTCACCGTCGTGGCAAAGACCGCGGTCGGATTCGTGTGGTCGCTCGAGGTTCCATAGGTATAGGCCAGAGTGTCGTTAATCGGCGAAAATTCCACCGATCCGAAGTCGACTAGCGCGCAATTTGTATTGCAAACCGTCGTCGAATTCTGGCCTTCGGTGATGAAAAGCGTGGGATTCGAGTACGTCCCATTGTTGTACCAGCCGCCGGAGGTGCAGAACCCTTTGTTCGAGCCGCTGGGATTGAAGCGGCAAACGAGTTCCTGACCGCCATCGGTGAAGGCTGTCAGTGTCGTTGAAAGGTTGGTGAGCCGGAAGTTACCCGCGCCGCCCATGCCGGCGGTGAAATTGTCCGTCGTTGTCTTAGAGCTGAGGGTATCCGTAACCCGCGTGATTCCGCTGAGATAGGACGAGTTACTAAACGTCGTGCCGTCGGCGTTGGTGTGCCCTAAGTAGCTCGTGTCATAGACGGTGGCATAGTTATTGACCAGACCGCCGAGCGCATAAGGTCCAGAGGATGCAACGAGATCCGGGCCATCATAAGCGCAGTAAGTCGGAGCCGCGCAGGAGCCGCCGGCGACGACAACCGGAGCCGGCCCGAGAGAGTGCCCGCCGCCAATCTTGTGCCCGCCGCCGACGTAGCGATTGACACTCGGAACCGCGGCAAACGCCACCGCGCCTTGACCCCAGGCACCCGACGATGGCCACGCCACGCCATTGATGTCCGAGCAGCCAGCGCCCAAGCCAGGGATGACCGGCGAGCTGCAACCGAATAGCGAGTAAAGATTCGTGCCGCCCGTAATCGCAGGCGATCCGGTGAGTGGCGCATAGGTCGAAGCGTTCAGATTCGGATTCGCATACTGGCTGTGGACATCGAGCGGGATGGCTTGCCACTGCGCGAAGGTATAAGAGGTGTAGGCAGGATCGGCAGCGATGAAGCAGCTCGTGCAGTCATAGAACAGGTTGTAATCCGTGGTGGCAAAGACGCCGCCCGTCAGCGCGCTATAGGGAGCCTGATACTCGGAATAGAAGTGATCGAAGATTGAGTTTTCAACCACCGCCCCGGTGCCGCCGGTCGGCAGGAATCCGTTTGTGCCTTGCCCGCTCAGATAGACGTCTTGGCCCAGCAGCGTGTTATTGATCCAGTGGGTTCCATTCCATGAGCTCGCCGTGGTCCATGCCGAGATGTTCGTGCTCGAGGCGTCGCCGATGTTGCCAAAGGCCCAGAGAATCTGATTGCTGGCATTCGCCGAACCGGAGACGAGATCCGCGTAAATGTATCCGGTCCCGGCGAACGTCGTGTTGCCGGCGAGCGCCCCGTGAAAGTAGTTTTTATAGACATAGGCGGTGACGATGCCGCTTCCGCCGCCGATCGTGAAAATGTGGATGCCGTCCGTGTGATAAGTGTTGTAATTCTGGTTCCAGTCATTCCAGTTGGTCACTTCGTTGTCATGGAACCAGACGGTTGCCGAGTAGCTGGCGCTCGTGCCATTGCCGACGCCGGCGCCCCAGGCATGATGCCCTAAGAAATTGTGGTCAAGCTCCGCGCCGCCCTGATTGCCATAATCGAAATCGACATCGATCGATTGGTCGGCTTCGGTGAGGTAGTTGTTGTGCGCGTGGATGGCGCTCGTGGGCGTCGAGATGAGGATGTCCGCGGTCTGGAGCGCGGGCGTCCCGCCGGTCGAATTCTGCTCGTAATAGATCCCCTGAATCTGGAGGTTGCGAATTTCGACGTTGGTTGAGCTGCCGCTGACGACGATGCCCGAGCTCGCCTGCTGGATGCTGCAGGTGCCACCGAGGCAGGTCTGGCCGCTGACGCCGTTCAGCAGGTTTTGAATCGTACCGTTGCAGGAAATGCTTGCCAGCGTCGTTGTGTGCCCGCAGGTGGTCCCGCCGTCGATCAGGATATAGCTTTTGCCGTTCGTCGTGACGGCGCCGTTGTAGGACCAGGCGTTCGATTGCAGCAGCGCCCCGGTATCGAATTTGAGCGTGATCACGTTGCCGGACGAGCCCGAGCCTTGGAAGGAGAGCAGCGTCGTGTTGACCGCCCCGGTGAAGGTTCCGCAAACGAGGACGATCGTGCCCGCGCCAATCTTTCCGGTTCCGGTTCCCCAATTGGTCGAAGTGTTGAATTGCGCGGGAGTGAAGTTTGGAGCGCTCCCGGTCCCGGTCGGACAGTTTCCGGTTGCCGCCCCGGCCGGGGTTACATAGGCGCTCGTGGCTGAAAGCTGCGCGCGGGCGATGCCAGCCAGCAGAAACAGGGAGAAGATGGCGAATTTCAGTTTATTAATCATTGGGCTCGTCGGCGCGTCGCTCGTGCATCGGCGCAGGATCGGCAGTAGAGCTTAGTTCCATTGTCACCCTTGGGGGTTCCGCAGCGAATGCAGACCCCATGAGCGACATTCCAAACGAAAGATTCGCGCCAGCGACGATTCGCGGCGCGCAGGCATCGGCGACAGCGCCGGCGGTTCGGTTTCGGCTTGCGCCCACAATCGAGGCACTGCCCTTTCGCGCGGCGGCGTTCACGGCGACGCCGGTTCCACTCGCGCTGATTGTCGAGTATGCGCCGCTGCTGATCGCGGAATTGAATGCTGGTTTCAATCGTGGACACTGTTATCCGCCTCACAGACCGCCGTCACCGGCGCTTTGAGTTCGGCCTTGACCTTCTGGCATTCATCCCACCATGCCCGGTGCGCGCGGCTGAACTGCTCAGAATTGTGCGCGGCCATGGCGGCTTTGATCGCGGCCTGCTTCGCGCTGAGGCGTGCCGTTTGCGCTGCGGTCAACACATAGGCGTGAGGCTTTGCCACCGTGCGCGCGGGCGGCGTCAGTTGCAGTAAAAGCAATAGAAGGATCATTCGATGAAGCTCATGGGAATGTAGGTTGTGGGAGTCAGGCAGGCACCCCCGGTGATTGAAGCGCAGGTTACTCCAGAGGTCACGCTGCCGACCGTGACGTTCTGGAAAACACTCATCGACGTGCCACCGTGGTTGATGGCTGCCCAGACTCCGGGGAAGCCGAGCGAGTTGCCGGCTGGAGTCGAGCCCAGCATGTCCGAATCGTAAACGTGCATGACACGCGTGAAGCTCGCAGTCGATGGGCAGCCATCCCCAAATGGCGCGGCTGCACTCCGCGCCGTCCCTTTACAGAACACATCGAGATAACCGTTTGGCTGATACATGACCAAGATATGATCACCAGCCATGGGGAGATAGAGTGAACCGGCAACCGTCCAGACGTTGAAGTTGGGCGTTGTGTTGCAGCCGCCGACCGGGCCGCCAACCTGCGTTGCGGGCGTGTCTTTCGTGATGTGCAGCCACATGGTCCCGCAGTATTCCGAGGTTCCCGAGCACGCATTCGGATAAGGCGGCGCTCCGCCGTTTTGCTGCCACATCGGTTCGACGCCGATGTAATAGCCGATGAGATCATAGCAGCCGGTTCCGGGGATGCCGGAATTTCCATTGATCTTGAGGAACCAGTTTTGCACCGTCGTGCTGGTAACGTCGAGGGCGACCGTCGCCAGGATGTATTGCGCGGGCGAGAAGGCTGAAAGGTAATGCTCCTGTTTGATCCCATCGGCGGTTGCCGAGCCGAGCGCATAGACCGAGGCGCTCTGGAGCGCCGCTTGGCCCGCCATGAATGCGGTGCCATTAACCGACGCGGTACCGAGGCCCGAGGCCGCCGTGAAGGTCCATGCTCCGCCCGATCCGCCGGTGATGAGAAACGCGCCATTGTAGCCGGATGGCGTCGCGCCGGTGATGACGATAGTCGCGCCAATGCTCAGCAGAGGCAGACCCGTGCTCACCGTGGCAGTCGTGCCCGATTCAGTAATCGAACTGATTGCCCAGCCGGTTGTCGTGTTGGCATAACTGAAAGAGCTCGAGCTGCTGGCCGTTGTGGTGAAAACACCGTTCAGCGTCACCGGCGACATGCCGCTCACTTCAACGGATGCGCCTACGCCCGGATTGAGCGTTGAGGTTAGAGTGACGGTTGTGCCGTTGGCCGACACTCCGGTGTTGAGCACGTAAACGCCGATGGTCGGAACTTCGACGAGCGCCGCGGTCGAACTATTCCATGGCCATGTGGCGGAAGATGTGTCACTCGAGCTCGTCCAGGCGAACGGGCCATGAGTCGAGTAAGTCGCGCCGCCCCAGGTAATCGCTGTCGGAGCCGATGTCGCGTTGATCGTTCCGCCGGTCCAGTTATAAATTCCCGCTCCACTTACACCCGGATTGCCGCTGGTATAAGTCGAATCGTTGTAGACCGATGACCAGCCGCTAACTGCCGCACCGTTGAGGAGCGGCTGAATCTGGCCGGGCAGCGCCCGCAGTTCGATCGTCGAGCCGTCCGCGATCGTCAGACTCGAGGCAGAGGCCATGGAGCTTGGCGAGTCGCTGACCAGCTTATAGAGGCCAGCGGTGGAGGAAGGTGGGTTTACGCAAAAAGCATAAGCGGTGCCGGTCGCCGGATCACCCGATGTGCTCGCATAGACGAAAACGCACTGCGGCCCGGTGCCGGTGCCATTGTGGACATAAGCTTTCGAATACTGGCCGGCGGTGAATCCGGTCGCTCCCGTGAATGTGGCAAATGCGAGTTCGGCATTCCCGTACTGCGTGAGCTGGACGTTCGAGCCTCCACGCGTCACATCGAGAATTGTGGCCACGCCGGTGTTATAAGTGGGCGCGGTGCCGCCGGCGGTCCACTGCCCGGCAGTGTTCCATGCGTCGAATGCTAACTGGAAACCGTCCTTGGCATTCGCGTTTTCATAGTTCTGGAAATTGTCGCTAAACGCATATGATCCCGTCTGATCGGCGGGGGCGATCACGTAATAATAAGAAGCAACCGCGCTGTTGTTGTACCCGGTCGCGGTCGCCTGCGCGCGGAGATATTCGGTCGAACTCACTGTCAGCGAGGAGGAATAAGACGTGCCCGGAGTGCATGTATTCGTCGTGTCCGTGCAGTAAGTAATTGCGGCGCCGCTCGTGGCATCGCTCAGCGTCACTCCGGTCTGAGATAAGAAGTACGCACCCGCCGCCAGGCTACTTGTCGGGGTTGCAGCCGTCGCCTCGGAGATGGTGAAGGTCGCGGTCGCCGTATTATCGGCGCTCCCCGAACTTGTGCCCAACACATTTAGCGTTTCGGTGCCGCTCGTGATGGTGTTGAAGGGACTCGAATAGGTTGTCCCATTGATGCACTGATTGTTTGCCTCGGTCGGAGTCGAGCCGTCCGTCGTGTAGCAGCACGTTCCCCCGCAGCTCAGCGTGACACTCTGCGGCCCGGTGAAAGATCCCCCATCCGGCGAAATCGTGGGGACCGCCAACTGCGGATAGAGATCGTAGCTCGTTTGCACGGCGCCCGGCAGAGTCGTGACCGTTCCCAAGCCAGAAGCAGCCGTATAGGTATAGCTCGTGGAATTGCTGGAGGTTGTTAGAAAGGTGCCATTGTAGCCAGTGGGCACGGCGCTGACGACGGTGATTGGAACGTTCACGCCAGGATTCAAATTGCTCGTCACTGTGACCGTGGTGCCGGTTTCCGATACGGCCGTCGGGATTGCGCTGGCTTGCGTTGCGACCGTGCTGTCGGTCCAGCCGCTCTTGATCGAAATGGCGTAAAGCCTTTGAGTCGTAACGTTCGATCCCAGGGAAAATGGGGAGGAATAGAGAGTGCCCGAGGTGCATCCGCCGCTGCCATTGCTAATTGGAGTGCCCGAAGTGCTGTAGCAGGCTCCGAACCCTGATGGCGGGGTGAGGGTGATGAGTTGTCCGTTCGGGTACACGCCCACTCCAGGCGAAATGCTGGGAGCCGCGCCTTGCATGGTGTAAACGGCGCTCGTCACCGTGCTATCGGAATTCGCGCTGCTGCCGGCGACGATCTTGAGCGTTCCAGTTGCCGTGATGGAGAGTGTCCCGCCGTTTGCGAGCGAGGTGCCATTGGTGCATCCGGTTCCGAGGCCATTGGTGACCGGCGTCGCGGGCGAAGAACCAAAGTTCCAACAGAGGATGACCGTGCCGGTGGTAGTCGTCGACGCGACCGGGGATTGATTCGTCGAATAGGTACCGGTCCCAATCGTCAGCGTGGGCGCGGCCGCCGGTGTGGATCCGGCTTTCAGCGTGACGACCAGGCCAACACTTGTAGTCGAAGTGCTGACGGTTGCGGTCGCGGTTTGCGCGCCGGTACTGCTGACGTTCAGATCCTCCAGCTCCATGTCGTCGGTATGGAAAGAGGTGCGGCTGCCGCCGCGCAGGGTGTAGCCGCCCGTCGCGGTATAGGTATAGGAGTTGGCGCCGTCACTGAGAAAGCCGCCAACCACAAGTTCCGAGGCCGCCGTCGTCGTCGGCGTCGCGCCGCTGGTGAGGTTGCTGCTGGCGCTCGATGTGGTCGAGGTCTGGTGTTGGTCGACAACGTTATAGCCGCCGGAATAGATCGTAATGCCGCATGCGAGATAGCCGGCGGAGCTTGAGACGCTGCAGGTTACGGCTTCCGTGGAATTTGTCGTCCCGAAATTTACGCAAAACAGCTCCCCGATGAGACTTGAACTGATCGACACCGGTCCCGCGCATGCGCTGAAAGTGTCTCCATTGGTATCGCTGACGGAGAAGGTGCCAGCGGTGTAGGTGGCGTCGGACACCATGACCACGGCGTTCCAGCCGGCGGTCACGGAGAACGAAGTGCTATTGAGGATGCAGCTTGCGCTGCCGCTGGCGCACTGATAGGCCGTTTGGAAGGTCTGCGCTCGCGCTGGCAGTGCAGCAATTAGCAGCAGAATTGCGGCGAAAAAGAGGACGAATTTACGCACTATTTCACCATGACGAGAGACAGGGTTGGATTTGCTGCGGTTGTGTCGACGCTCGAGGGCGCGACCACTTTGATGCAGTCACCGATCGCGAAATTGGTCGCCGTCAGGCTCCAAGTCTGCGCGCCGGTTGTCGAGATGGCGACGGTGCCCATCGAGGTTGAGGTTCCGGTGCATCCGGCGGTCGATGCGGCGATGTGATAGAGCGTCGCGGTCCAGCTCGCCGTCGGCAGCGTTCCGAGGATGAACTGGCTCGTGCCGATCGAGTTCGCGCCATTGGTCGGAATCGAAATGGGCTGCGAAACGGGGACGGGTCCGAAAATCACCATGCTCGAGGTGAGCGGTACCGGATTCGGACCCATAGCCCAGAATGTCGTCGTCGTGCCCGACACCGGACCAGATCCGCCCGGCGCATACCACGTGCTGCCGTCCGTCTTATAACTCGCGGATTGACCGGGCAGGAGCGACGTCGGCCCGGCCGTGATTGCCGAGGTGGTTGCGGTGATGGTGATGGTTGTCGTCGTGCTGATATTGAATAGCGTCACCATGAAGCCGGCCCGGAAGTTTCCCGAGCTGCCCGTCGGCGCCAGCAGGTTGACAGTGCAATTTGTGGTGCAATTGATGAGTTGCACCGTCTGATCCCACGATGACGAGATGTTCCCGCCAGACGTGATGGCCGCGCTGACGGGCTCGCCAACGTCCACATGCAGGAGGGTGCTGAACGTGTCCGTCGAGTTGTTGAAAACGAGCGGATTGCCAGCGCTATTCGGGACCGCGACCGCGGTCCAGACGCCGCCGACGCCCATAAGGACCGAACCGTTTACCACCGTCGGCAGGCCGCTGCCGCTTGGCCACGCGGAAATGCAGGCGCCGGCAGTGATGCAGAATTGCGGAGCCGTGACGCCTACGGTGAAGGTGGGATTTGCGAGCGGAGCCCGCGAGGTGTCCGTCGGATGCACATGGTCTGCGCGCGCGTAATTGGTCGACGTTCCGACCGCGCCGGTGCCATCCATGAGCGGAGTTGTGGTTGCCGGCGTGCCGCCGCAGGCTCCGGTCGACGGGACGCCCGATGCCGAGATCCCGGTGACGCAGTTGCCGCCGGACGCGGCAAGAGGCGTAACGGCGACAAACTTCTGGCCCGCAGCGCCTTCCCAAGTGGGAACAAGGTTTGTCGAATCCATCCACTCCGCCCAGGTGTTGCCGGTCGGGGTGCTGGGAGCTGCTTGCGCGGTGAAAAGGTCGGGAGACGCCGTGCCGCCGGCCGTGAGGCTATTGACGGTCACGTTCGCCGAGCCGTCACTGGTAAAGCCCGGATAGCTCGTTGCGGTCGACGCCCCGGTCGCCACAACCACTTGGGCATTCGCCAGAGAGGTCGGGGTGATGCCGCCACCGCCGCTGCCCGAAGGCCAGGAGGTGATGCAGCTCGAGCCGATGCAGAACTGCGGCGCCGTGAAGCCCACCGTGCTTGTGACGAGGCCCGTGAAGGATGCGCCAGAGAGTAGCGCGCGCAGGCCGAGGTCGCTGGTGAGGTTTGTGACCTGTGATTCCGCAATGTTCGCCGAAAGGCCGCTGGCATTGCCGGTGAGGTTTCCGACGAAGGTCGGGCCGGTCATGGTCCCGGTGAATACGGGGCTCGCATTCGTGAGTAGGCTTGTGCCGGTGCCGGAAAGCCCCAGCGTCGAGCCCCAGGCCGTGCCAGTGGACACGGTGACCACGCCGGTGCCCGCCGGATAAGCGAAGCTGCTTCCGCAACCGGATCCGCACGTCACCGACCCGGTGACCACGAGATTGCCGTTGACCGTGAGCTGGACATTCAGCGTCTTGCCGGTCGCGGTCAAGGTTTCCGATGGAACATCGCCATTGCTGGGGTTGCCAACCTTGCCGATGTACTCGGAAATGGCGACCGGAGAGCCCATGGCGAGACGCCCTTGGCTGCCGGCCACGCCGCTCATGGCTTCATCCGTTCCGATCCACGTGTCATTTACGCTGGCAACCGGCCGATAGCCCGGCGTCGCACGCGTAAGCGCGGCCTGCGAATCGACGAGCGTAATGAGGTGCGTCGGCTGATAGACCGACCAGGGCGATTGGCCGAAGTTGATGCGGCCTTTGCGCGGAACCCAGGACGTCGCACCGCCGGTGCCGGCGCCGCCATGGTCGACGCCTTCGGGCAGGAGCAGCGCCGTCTGCGAAGGAACGCTATTGTTGGCCGTTGTGAGGCTGTTGGTGCAAATGGAATAGCCGCCCGGACTGGTAACGCCGCCCAAGCATTGGCCCACGATTTGCAGCGGACTCGCGCTCAAAGCGACGCCCACCGCCGGACCCTGCTCCGAGTCGGTTTGGATGCTGCGATTCGAAGTGACCACCGCGCCCGGCCAGAACGCTTGCACGGGTTGGAAGGTGCCTTCGTTGATGGTGTAGGCCGACGTCACCGAACCGCCGGTATCGGTGTAAGTGCAAACGAGGCTATTGCCGCAGGCTTGCGCCTGTGTTTTCGTCGCGACCAGGCCGCATGCCGTGTTCGAGCCGCCAGGACAGCCGCCGACATAGGGATAGGGATTCGGCCCGGCCGTCCCGGTACCCGTGGCGATGCCGCCGGGCGAAGCCATTTTCAGGATGTCATAGCTGATGGCATCGGTCGGATTCGTGTAGGACGACATGCGCGGGAAGTTGAACGGGATCGTGTCGCTTCCCGTCGTGTTCCACGTGAAAACCGGCAGCGGCGCGGAGTAGGTATTCGCGGTTGTGTCATGCCCGACAATGTAATACGTGATGGCCGTCGAGCCGGTGCCGCCCGAGGGGAATGCGCCTTGGAGCCCGGAAGATCCAGAGATGCGGAAATAGGCCGCGCCTGTGGATGGCCCGGCGATCAACCCGGCGATTCCGGTACCGGGGAACGGGTTATGCGCGGGGCTCGCGGGATTGAGGCCCGCATTCGACTCGCTGTAGACGTTCTCGAGGTTCGCGCCCTGATAGTTGCCGGTGATGTTTGAGACGTTGAATTGCCAGGGCCCGGCCGCTTGGCAAATCAGATCATGGACGTAAAACCCGTTGCTGTTGAAGATGGTCGCGCAGCTCGTGAGGTTCGCGGTGACGTTCGAATCCCGCCACGAGATGACCGAGGCGAGTTGTACCGAGGGATTCGGCAGGTTGTTGGCGCCGGCGGAGTACACGAAGCTGCCGCCCCAGGTGGCCGCATTTACTGGCGTCGCCGCGCTGTTGTTGAAGCCGCGGATGGCGGCCGCTTCATCATCCCAGAAGTCGAAGATGTTGGCGAAGTTGCCGGCCTGTCCGCCGTTCGCCAGGGTGATGTCGTTGAGAATCGTCTTTTGCGCGTTGTCGAGAACCATCGCAAAGTTCAGGATGACGACGCCCGGCGTGGTCTGCGCCGCGATGTCAGGGACGCCGTACCGGGGATAGGTGAAAGTGTTCGCCCCGGTGACGGTGATGTAGGGAACGTCGCCCCAGAACGAGGTGTTATCCGTGTAAAGGATCGAAACCGGGTCGCCCGTGCGAAGCGGGCAGGTACCGCTTGTGGTGATGGTGACGACTCCCGAGGTGCGCTGGGTTTGGGTGATATTGCACCCGGCATAGCTCTGATCGGTCGCCAGATTCGAGGCGACGCGGAAGCCAAGACCTTCGATCGTGTCATTGTTGATCGAGCTGTCCATTTCGTGCCCGATTTCAAGGCACGGCCCGCGGCCCGAGCACTGCAGCACAGCGCCATAGCCGGAGACTTGGGACTGATTCGTGTGCAGGAAAATGCGGCCGGTGACGTTGTAGAGGCCCGGCGGGATGACGATGTGGCAATTGTTGTTGAGGTAATACGTCGGCGAGGGCACGCCGCTGGGGCTGCAGCCGTCGTTGATGGCTTCTTGGATGCCCTGCGAGGCTGAACTGATCGTGTAGCCCGTCGTGTGGCTGTAATAGGGCGTGAAAACGATGGTGCCGGTCGAGGCGCCGGTTGTGCAGGAGCCACCCGTCACGAAAACGGGTTCTGTGGTCCCGGTACCGGCGATCGTGACCTGATAGCCGCCCGGACCGGAAAACGCCGTCCCATTCCAACCGCTGATTACGCCCAGGTGGTAATCGCCGGATGCGTCGATGCCGCGCGGGCAGGGAGTCAAAGTGACGGTCGCCTGTGTCCCGCCGGTCAGGGTGCCGGAGATGGTCTGCGACCAGTTCCAGCTTGAATCGACATACCGGGTTTGCTCGAGCGAATTGACGTTCGCTGTCGTGCCCGCCGGCTGGACGATGTTTTGCGTGGCCGCCGAGTTCGTCACGACGGCATTGGTCGGCAGCGAAGCGGCCGCAATGTGGGCGTTCGAATCGAGTTGCGGGATGTTGTTCGCGCCGTTGCCAACCGTGAGCGTAGTGCCCCAGGACGCGCCCCCGGTGACCACAGCGATGCCGGTGCCGGACGGGTAGACCATTCCGCCCGTGGATCCGCAAGGGCTTCCTGTGGACTGCAGAACGCCAGAAACGCCCGAAACCGTGGTGAAGGCCGCGCATCCGGCGGCTTGCCCCGGAATTACGAGATTTGGAGCGCTGACGGCCGCAAAACCGCTGGTTCCGGTGTGCGTGAAGGTGTAAATGCTCGAGCCGTTCGCGCCGGCGGCGATAAGTGGCTGCGTTGTCCACAAATCGGCGGCCGAAGCGCTGCCGGTCCAATAATTTCCGCCGTAACCCATCATCGGCGAGTCTTGCGACTGTGAGGACGTCGCGGCGCCGGTGTTGGTCCAGCTCATGCCGAGATAGCCGACGAGCCCGGCCGGGCTGGATCCCGAATAGAGAAAGCCGGTCGCATACTCGCCCATCGTCAGGTTCAGGGCCGTGTTCGGCGCCTGCAGCGCGCTCCACAGGCTGCTATTCGCTGGCAGCGTGTAGCAGCCGGTTCCGTCGGCGAGAACCACCGAGCCCGCCGGACAACCTTGGATGGTGATGGCTGGCACCCACACCGACGCTTTGCCGGTTGAGCCATAGTGCTCGAGGTAAAGTTGCGAGGTCGGATTCGAGCCCGTCCCTAAGACATCGACCACCGACCAGTAATCAAGATTGCTCGCGCTCCCGTTCCAATAAGTGCCACCGAGCATGATGGCCGGCGAATTGTTGTTATAGGTATTGGTCGCCGGCGTGCTGTTGGTCCACTCAAAGGCGTTGACCGAAGCGGTGTACTGAAAATCTGAGGTCCACGTGCCCATGGTCGGGTTATAAGCCCCGTTCGGCGCACCGATATTGTTCCAAATCGCCGACCCGCCGCCGCCGCCGCCAGTTCCCGGGCCGATGAGCACCCACTGCGCGCTTGAGGTGCAATCCGGCGCGTGCTGGCACTGATAGAGGCCGGTGCCGTTCGTCAGCGTGAAGTAGTACCAGATCGGAGCGCCCGAGGGCAGCGACGGCCCATAAGCGATGCGCGTCGCCACTCCGGCGTCCTGGGTAAAGCTGGGGAGACACAGCGCTGCGAGGAGCGTTGCGAGCAAAATGAGTTTTTTCATGACTGGTTTCCTAGTTGCCGAATACGTCCCATGAGGTGCCGTTCCACATGAAGATTGCCCACTGAAACTGGTTTTCGAGGGTATAGGTTGCGCCGCCATTGATCAGCGCGCCGTTCACGTCGGAGAAGGTCACGACGCCAGCGCCGGCGTCCACTTTCATCGCAAAATAGGTTTGGTAGATCCCGACCGTTCCGTTTGGACCCTGCGCCTGGAAGATGCCGGGCGTGAGCTGGAGCGCGATGCCATTCGCGCCGCCGGTTGCGCGGATGTAATCAACTTGTGTGGGAACGATGCCGGATGCGGTATATGCGGCAGGACAGACTCCCGCGGGTTGGACGTCATTCCAGTTCTGGGATGACACCAGCGTGGGATCTGCCGTCGGCGGCTTCGGCGAGATGAAATTGTGGAAGGCTCTCATGTTGTTGAACCCCGCTTAGGTCGCAGACCCGGCGTTTTGCCCGATTTCGGCGCAATATAAATCAAGGAAAAACTTTCGCTCATCCTGATCTTCGATGTAGCGGATTTCGAAGGTTCGCCCGTCAAAGTCGATCCGCATGTTTTCGGTCACTCCGGGCTGGTAAGGGATCGTGATGAGGTGCTCAACCTCTTGGGCGATCTGCTGCGCTTTGTCGAGTTCGACGCCACGCAGCGCGCGAACGTCGGCCCAAGTCGTAACGGCGAAGCTGGGCGGCATAGTGCTTCCATCGGTGGGATTGCGCTGGCCCTGGGAATAGAGCTGCACCTGGTAGTGCATCCCACCGATGGAATGCGGCACCCAGCTTAGGCGACGAAGGGGCATTAGTTCGTGCGGAGAACCGAGAATTTCAGCAGGTTGGAGGAGCAGGTAAGCGTGACAATCTGGCCGCTGCCGGCCCATCCCTGCATCTGTTTCATCTGAATCACCGCCAGACCCGCCGAAGCCACGCTATAGGCCGCAAGCGACGTGTCAGTGCGGCCATAAGCATCGGGCACGCTATTGACGGTGAAGGTGTGAGGCGAGGTATCCGTGTTCTGGACGAAAAGAATCTCGGTCCCGGATGCCTGGTAGGAATTGCCGTTCACCGCATCGCAAGCGACCGGGGTAAGCGTCAAATCGCCGGCTTGCACGGCATAATTGTTGACTTTGAGAAGGCTGACGGTGAGCGCCGTGGGTGCGGCAAAAGCCAGCACGGCGGTCAGCGCCAGCATGGAAAGAACGGAAGCGATTTTTCGGATCATGTTGTCTCCTATGGTGTGGGTGCAAAATCGTGGATGGTGACCTCGCCGAGAAGATCCTCGACGCCATGGGGAACCTTGACCACCGAACCTTGCGCGATCGGCTCCCGGTTGTAATACCAGTGCGTCACCAGCATTTTGATGGCGCGTGTCACGCAGCGCGGCAGGGTAAGATCCACCGTCACCGCGGCTTGCTGTTCCGGGGAATTCGGGGAAGCAAGGCCGGTGTCGCCGAGTGCCTGGTACTGGCCAAGGCACCGCCACGCGCCGGCGACGCCGTTATCGGTCGACAGAGCGCCCAAAGCCGACGCCCATGGAACGGGCGAGACGCCCACAGCCTGCAGCGAGTAGGGCGCGAGATTCTGGGAGATGAGGCTTGAGACGTTCAGCAGTTGCAGGTTGCTATTGAAGTCGAGAATTACGCAGGGAGCGGTGAAAAGCTGCCCCGGAGCCCAAAAGCCCTGCAATCGGCCGACATTCTGCCACGATGCGGTCCCGTCCGCGACCGGAGCGCCGCCCGGCGTTCCCCATGTCGGCAAACCGGATCCGGCGACCACCGGACCCGCGTTCATCTGAACCTCGATGCAGCCCGCGGCGTCGATGACGTACTGGTACTGCTGATAGGTCGCGCCCGGCTGCCATTCCGGGTTGCTCACATCCTCGGTGAGCACTTCGGGCTCAGTCGGACCGCCGGGCTGTGGCACAGCATCCGTGTTCGGAGCATAGCCCGCGAGGAAGGGGATGGCGATGGCCGCCGGCACATGCAGGGTGAGCGGCCAAACCGTGTAGGGAATCGGGCGGATGCGGCCGATTTTCGATGCCACATCGACGATGAAGTCCTGGCCGGGGTTCAGCGTATAAGGCCGGCCGTCGGTCCCGATGAAGGTAATCGGACCCACTTGCACGAGCGGCGGCCGCTTGACCTTGATTTCCCCGTGCCAGCGGTGATGCCGATCGATTCCATAGCCGTCCCAGCCGCCGGTTCCGCCCATGGCCGAGATGCTGCCCGAATACTCGAGCTCGCGCGAACTCCAACCCGGAAAGTGGTCGAGGTACTGGACGAACTTCGTGCGAACCAGCGCGCAATTAGCGAGCAATTCGCAGTGCATCCGCGCCTCTTGGATAAGGTCCGTGATCTCCAGATCGTCAGCCACGACGGTCGCGGGCACACGCAGCCAGTTTTTCATGGCCGCAAGGGTGACGGGCTCCGGCCCAATCGTAGCGACGCGCACGAGGGAGTTCATAGAGATTGTGGGTAACGGTTCAGATTAACGACGTCGGCCGGTCGATCGTGTCACGGTGCGCTGGCCGATGGCCGCCGGTTGGTGCGCGGCGACGAGCGCGGGCTCCGTCTCCGTCTGGCGCTCGACCAAATGCGGACGCTGCAAAAGCTGGAGCTGCTCATCGGTCATTTTGTCTTGCCAGTTCGGATGATCGAAGTCGACGCGGTACGCATCGCCGCGCTTGAGCATGCCCTGGGCCACTTCAAAATCGAACTCTTTCACTTCGCCGCGGTCGCGGCCTGTCGCTATGCGGATAAACATCGCAATTCCTTCTCGGAGAACCGGGCGGGATGCCGGCTGTCAGCACCCAGCATCCCACCCGATCGTTCGTTGCCCACGGTTGCAGGCAGTTTACACCGTGACGCTGGGGCTTGACACGTTGCCGTAGGAAGCGCCGCTCAGGATGACCGCGATGGCTGCATAATCGGCAGCCGCCGGAGCACCCAGACCGATGCCAATATACGAGTCAACGCCGCCAGATCCAGCGAGCACGCCGCCGGTGGCTCCCTCGAGCTCAGCCGCATCAATTTCGATGACGATTAAGCCGTTTGCGGGCCAGTTGCCGGCTGCCAGCACAAGCCCGGTTGCCGGAGCGTTCTGAATCGAGCTGAGAACGTCGTTTCCCGCGCCGCCTGCCGCCTGGTAGTAGTAGTTGAACGGAATCGCCACAGGGTTCGCGCCGGCTGCGCTGCTGCACAAGTACACCAGCAGAGTCGTTGCGTCCTGCGTCGCTTCCGCGCCCGCCATGATGAGAACACTGGCGTGCTGGTAGTTTTTCATGGAGAAGCAAGGGTTAATCGGAGTGGCATCCGACGCCCCGGAAATGCTTGCCGGGGGCAGGATCACTGCGACGTGTCCAGCTTCGCTGACTACAAATCCTTTCGACATGGTGATCTCCTAACTTGCAGAAATGGTGCTGCTTGGACTGCGCGAGCTGAACAAAACTAGCTTCGGACCGCGACCGTGACGAACGGCGACATGGTATTCCCGCCGTTTTTCGGGGTGAGCGGTTTCTTCCACGTGGTCTGTGCGTCGACGCGATAAGTGAACCGGAAGGTCATCTCATCGTAGACGAACCGCACGTGCATGCTGGCGGCCGCTTGCACCGCGCCCTTGTCGGCAAGCAGGTATTGCGACATATCGGCGAGAATGACGTCGCCGGGCGTGCCGAGCACCTGATTGTGTTCCGTTGGGATCACGGGCATGCCGAGCAACTGGCCGTAAGGCCCCGGCAGTCCCATATATCCGGGCGGATGATAGAGCAGAATCACAGCCGTACCGGACCCGACCGTCATCCCGAACAATTGCGGGATCACGCTCTGATCGATGAACCACGCCGCGCCCGGAGCCTGTCCTGCCTGGCCGGCGGTGAGGTTTTCCGTGCTAATCGACGCGATGGATTTTTCAAGCCCCGGATGCCAGAAGCGGGCCCACATGTTGAGCACGTCGCCCGATGTGAAAACCGCGCCGGAGTCGCCCGTCGCCTTCGCAATCTGGAGACATGCCTGGGAGTTCAGGATACCCGCGGGTTGGCCGGCGCCGGTGCCGTTCACGATGGCATCCTCCACACGGAACGCCAATTCCGTCGGGAGATTGTTCATGATCCAGCCTTCGAGCGCTGCCGCATCTTCGAGCAACTCATCGGTCGCATACACGAGCGCGGTGAGTTTGTTCAGGATCAATTCGATGACCCGGAACTTCGGACGGGAATACAAGAACTGGTCTGCTTCGTTCTGCCAGTAGGCCAGCACCCCGCCCATGCGCGATCCATCAGCCCGCGAATCTTCGTCGACGATCTTTAATTTCAGTCGATTGGAATTCGCGCTAATCGGCTGCCGCTGGCACCGTGAAGTGATGGCGCCTGTGGCATACGTGCGCTGGTAGATCTTGTCGGACGTGTCTAGTCCAACAAGAAAGCCGCCCTCTGAGGGCACGGATTCGTTCATCGCGCCATCAGCGCCCCCGGAGGCTACGAAGTTGTTGGTCCCGTCGAACGTGCCTGCGACAAGACGCGCGTCAGGACGCCCGCCTCTGCCGGCCCGCGCCACGGCTTGCAATTGCTCGCCGAAGCTCGCAAACCCACCCCGGCCGCCGTCGCCCGGATCTCCCGCGCGGCCTGCGGCAATGCGATTTTCGCTGCGGATGAGGCCCATCGCCTTTTCCCGCTCAAGTTGGCCGCCAATTTCCGTCAGGAAGAAGTCTTGGCGGTTGAGGTCGGCTTTCAACGGTTTCAGAGCTTCGGTGTTTTTGTTAAACGTCGAATCTTCCTCTGCCGTCAGATCACGATTTTCGGCTTTCGCCTTTTCGTAAATGGCCTGGTTCGCAGCGATGAGCGTCTCGATTTTTGCCTCAATCTCGACCTTTCGCTGGCGGACAGCATCAATACTCGGTTTCATGGTGTCTCCTCTTGAAATTGGAATTGGATCACGCGCCGGAGACTCCCAATCAAAGGATTGAGTGCCCGGTGTTTACAGCACTTACCTAACCGACCGCATAGGCGGCGGTTAAACCTTTAGCGCAACGTGCTCAGTTTGAGCAGCGAGAGCATGCGGCGCCGGCGTTCGAGCGCCGTGTGGATGTCGGTCGCCTGGGAATTGGTCGGCGGCTTGTTATCGCAGAGCTTGCAGGCGTCGCAGGCGCAAGAGCAGCTCATCGAGGCGTTCGGACGACACGCGCAGGGCGTCGCTGCTGTGCATCCCTGACAGGCTTTGCAGGCATTCGGACGGTCGGCGGCTTCTTCTTCGTCGTCGGGATCCGATTTCGCTTGCGGAGGCTCAGGAGAGCACGCGGCGGCTCCCCCCGAGGTTTTGACCCCGTACTTGCCTAAAACGTCGTCCAGCGTGCCGATTCGGTCGACTAGACCCTGTTTAACGGCATCTCCAGCCAGCAAACAGCGCCCTTCGCCATAACCCTCGCGGACGTTCGCCTGGGAGTCACCGCGGTTTTGGGCGACCGCCTTCAAGAACATGCTGTAAAGGGCATCGACCTTCGTCTGGAACGCGGCGCGCGCCTCATCGGTCAACGGTTCCCACGGCGCACCCTCGATTTTGTACTTCCCGGCCTTAATGGCGGTGACTTTGATGCCGTCCTGCTCGAGCGCCTTCGATTCGTCTTGATGAATCATGTAGACGCCGATCGAGCCGGCTTGCCCGCTGGGAGTGATGACCACCTCTTTCGCTGCCGACGCAATCCAATAGGCCGCGCTCGCGGCCATGGCGTTCACGCAGGCGGTGATGGGCTTGCGCTTGCGACCGTTGTAGATCTCCGTCGCCAGCTCACTCACACCTTCGACGCTGCCACCCGGGGAATCGCAATCGAACACGATCGCCTGGCAGTTCGAATCCTCGAGCGCCTGCCGGAACAGCCCGGTAATTTGCTGCGTCGAGGCACCCCCCGGCCCGGAAATGTCGGCCATCATGTTCATGCGATGGGAGATAATCCCGACAAGCGGAATCAGCGCGACGCTGCCCTTCGGTGCCTGGACCCGCTTCCCGGCCGCCTGCATCTCGAGCGGCTCATCGTCGAACGCCAGATAGCTCGCTGCCAGACGTTTGTGAGGCTCGTAGCCGTTCAACAGGTTCGATTGATCGATTCGGACCCGGATTTCCTCTGCCGAGAGGCGTTCGCCCTCATAGGCATGGCGGCGAAGGAGCTGGGCCATCGCAAGCAGGGTTTCCTCGCGGATTGCCCACACCTGACTGTGAAACTCCGCAACAATTCGGGCGTATTTCATAAGATTTCCTCGGTAACGCGCTCAAGGTTCTCGATCGTCCAATCGAGATTGTTTTTCAACAACATAGCTCGTACTTTTGCGGCAAATTCGGCTGTCCGCGGCAACCCTGGGTACTTTTCCAGAAATTCGTTCTCTTTTCGCAGCGCGCGGGCAGCCTTGACGTCACTATGAAGCATCTCCGACAGCTTCAAAAACTCCGGGCCCTGGGAAAATCGCATCCGCCGGGCGAGTTCCTCGTCGGGAAGCGTCAGGATGGTCACGGGCGGGCCTCCACGCGGTCGCCAATGGCGAGCTTGGCTAATGTGACAGGACTTTCCTCCTCAAACTGGTCGACAACCATCTGCGCGGCCGTACGATTACGCGCGGCCATGAGCGCCGTCGCGTGATCGTCGCAGAAAGCTTTCGCCTCGTGGAGAGGAATTGCCATGGTTTGGGCGACAATCGGCGCCAGATTTTCATAGAATTCGGCGAGCTCGCCAGCGGCGATGGGCGTTTCACGTGAAACAAGACGGGTGAGGAATTTTGCCTCGCGCTTGGCGATGCGGCCGCCAGCAGCGACGGCCATTGCCCGTAACTGATTGGTTCGACGGACCATAGCCTTCTGTTCCTCATCCTCTGGGCCCGGTTCCTTGGGCGTTTCCGCTTCCGGGTTGTCCTGGCCGGTCGCGGCGTCGGCCTTGGCCTGGGCGGCGGCGATGCCTGCGTCGCTTCGCTTCTGCGCTTGATCGACCGTCTCCAGATTGACCGGAACCAGCGGTTCGCTAAGCCCGTCCACTTCATTGAGCCCTTCGTTCGAGCGCATTTCGTTCCGCAGCATCCACGGAAGTGCTTGAGCATACGCCTCATAGCGGCTTTTCATGTCGCCGCGGAATAGGGCGTCCATGTTCAGACCGACGAAGTAGTCGCCCATGGCCGACTCGAAGGCCCGGAGCGCTTGTACCACCTGCAGATCCAGCCGGCGCTCGATGCGTACCACGCGCGGGCGCATGCAGTCGGTCGCAAACTCGATGTTCTGTTGCTCGATGTTCGAAAAGGTTCCGCGGCTGAGGTCGCCGACTTTATGGGGCGGGACGCGCCACATCCCGCAAACCTCTGTCCTTGTGGCATTTGACGCTTCAAGGAGCTGGGAATCCTTGTTCGTGAGCCCCAGAACCTTCGCCGTCACCCCCGGCGGCGGTGAAAACACCTTAAAGGCGCCCTCGCCGCTAAGCTTCTCGGAAATCGATTGGGTCATTTCCTCGCGCGCTTCGTCGGTGAGCTTGACGCTCTCGAGGACCATGCCCGGAATCGCGTTGTTGCGGAAGTACCGGGCCCGGTGCTCCTGCTGCGCGAGGCCGACGCCGATCGTTTCCGCACCGGCCGACACCGTGCTCATGCCCATGATGCCGTCCGACGACCACGCCCGCAGGTGCAAAATCTCATCTTGGCTGTAGCGGTCGATTTGGCCATTCGAATACGCCGTAATTTCATAGCGCAGCCGGCCATTCGGCAGCAGGTAGACGCGCACGCGGTCGGGGTGCTGCGGCAGCAGTTGGTCGATGGCGCGTCCGTTTCCGGGGATTTTCAGCGCGTAGGCGTTGCCGCGCAGCTCGAGGTGGCCCTGCATCATCTCGAGGAACTCCATGCCGGTCTGCCAGGGATTCGGCTGCAGGAAAAGCTCTTGGGCGGGATGATCAGGGGCGGGATCGCGTCCACCGCTCTTGCGGACGCGGAAGATGCCGACCGGAAGGGATCCGAGTGTTTCCGCGCAGACGCGCGTACAGGCGAAAACCGCGGCCAGGCGGAGCGAAGAAGCCGGGGAAACGTTCGGACCGGCGGCGCTTTGGTACCCGAGTCCGTGGTACCAGTAATCCGAATCAGGCGACGGGGATCCAACAATGCCGAGGCCGCCGGCATCCGCGCGGAACGCGGAGCCGAGGAACTTGAGAGCGAGGCGCGTGCGCGGAAAGAATCTCATCCGGCAAAGACCTTTCCAGTCGAACCGCCGGCATTCGGATTCGCCGCCGATCGACCGACCGCCATAATTGAGGCGACCGCGCCGTCGATCTTGCGCGGCGACATGGGATTATCGGGCTTGAGGCAACTGAGGTTGCCCTTGCCGTCGCTTTTCACCACGAGATTATCCACCATGAACGTCAGCAGCGGGTTCATCCCGTGTACAAAGTCTTTCCCGAGAATCTGGCGATGGAACTCTTTGATGGGATAGGTCATCGACAGCGTGCCCTGCCGGTGCTCGACCATGGTCACGCCTTCGGCCGCGAGCTCTTGGACGAGCTGGGTAGTGTAGGCGGGATCGTAGGCCAGTTCCTCGATGCGAAACTGTTTTGAGAGCGCCACAATGTCGGCCATGACGATCGAGTAGTCCGTGCGGACGCCAGGCGTCTGCTTCACGAAGCCGCCCTTAACCCAATCGAAGTATCCAAAGCGTTCTTTCAGCAGCTTGTGATGGTCAACGTCCATCGGAACCCACGCCCAGAGCAGCAGAACGGCGATTGCGACGCCGGCCTGCTTCGGGAAGTAGAGTGCCAGGCATGTGAAATCGTTGACGACGCCGAGATCGAGCCCACCGAAGCATATTTTCTTGGCGAGTGCCAAGATTTTCAGTTCGCGCCAAGCGATCGGGTCGCCGATGCCCAGAACCGGAGAGGTCGCCATTTTAGAGACGGGGGGATAACGATGGGGTGCGCTTTGCGGTACACGCCGGGCGTCGACCGGCTAAGGCAAGCGGATTCATATTACACCAGCGTGTCAAGGGGTAGTGGTGACGAACGTCACACCACAGCATACGGTAGCACCTTTGCGTTTACAACTTTGGTTCCACCCGCAGCAACTCCGGCTCCCATGCGCATGCCCGCCACGTCTCCGGCGGGATGAACCGCTCCTCCGATTGCGTCCAGACGCAAAAATTGAGGCGGAGCACTAAATCGCGGCTGCCGGGGATCTCGAGCCCGTGCTTTACCTGAGTTTCGAGGTATCCGCGTTGCAGGATGGTCCCAAGGCCCGGATTCGCCTTAATCCACACGTCCGAATCGAGCCAGGAGTCGCAGGAGTCGCAGGACGGTTGCTCTTTGCCCTTCGCGCGGCACTTCGGGCAGACGTCAATCCCGCAAACATAGGCGAACCACTGCTCATTCGTGAGCACCCTGTCGAGAATCTGCCTCGAGTATTCGTGATGGTTGTAGCAGATTGTGTCGCGGTCCCACCCGGAGTTGGTAATTTCAAAGGCGATCGGCTGATGGCGCGCTTTGAAGCCGGCCGTCAGCTTGTCGAGCACCAGCGTGTTCGGGTGCTCGTGCAGTTCGTCGGCGATCACGCCATGCGGTCGCGGACCGTCGAGCGTCTTATGTTCCGCGGAAACCGGCCGGATGAAGCTATTTCCATAGGAAAGGTTGCCCGAGAGCATCTTCCCGCCGCATCCGTGCTGCTTGAAGATCTTGGCGAGCTCCTGATGCGTGTCGTCGCCGTCGACCATCTTGACCGCATCGCGGAAGCAGATGGCCGCCTGCTCTTTCGACGGCGCCGCGATGTAGACCTCAGCGCCAGGTTCACCGTCCGCGCAGGCTAAATACGTGGCAACGCCCGCGGCGAGCGGGGTTTTGCCGCTTCCCTTGCCAATCTCGAGATACGCAGTCTTAAAACGCCGATGCCCGAAGGGATGCGCGGCGCAGACCACGCCCGATTCCTTCCAGCCCATGATGTTAGCGACCATGAACTGCTGGAACGGGACCAGGCGAAACGGGCACAGGTCACGGAAATACTTGATGATGGCGACCGCGCCGCCCTGATCGAAGTAATACGGGAAGCTGGGAGTGTTCTGCCGGACCAGATCGTCAAGGAAGCGCTCGACCGCCAGGTAAACCATGCGGCCCGAGGGGATGTTGCCGGTGAGGATGTCGAGAGAATAACGTGCGACCGACGGGATCCGGCTGCAGTTAAGCGCTAACAGCGTCTCCGCGGCTGACGTTTTCCACTGCGTCTGGTGTTGAATCATGCTCGCGACGAACGCGCCAAGGGAAAAGCAGCCGGCAGATCTTCAAGGCTTCCCATGCAGCGGTCTTTTTCATCTTGCTTTGCATCAGTTCACCACGTCATTGCCAGATTTTGCCGACAGGATCGAATCAAGCGCCGACTGTGTCGCGTTTTTCTTCGCTCCACTCTTGTCCGTGCTGATACCCGAGCGCGATGCAGGATCTAAACCGAACATCTGCCAACCCGCTTTCAGATGACGCAGCGTGTCACTCCGCACCCGGACCGCGGGATTCATGCGCAGAACGGCCATTCCCGTCGCTTCCTCAATCTCAGAGATGACCGTACCGTATTTTTGCACCGCAGCGTCGGCCTTTGCGAACAATACGTAATTGGAGCAGAGGGTTGCGAGCGCGATCGAATCCGCGGTATCGAGAACCTGCTTCTCGCGCAGGATTGGGATCAGTTCCGCCCACACCGCTTTCATGTCCGGCGTCATCCATTTTGGCATTGGCGGCTCGCCAGGCGACGCCGGCGGCTCGAACTCGTTAAGAGATCGACCACCCGGATTGCCTTGCGCGCGCTTAGTTGCAGCCGATTTTCGGTTTCGCCCGCCCGATCCACGTCCACCCATCAAATCACCATAGCCGATCCCAATTCCTGCTGTATTATCGCTCACTTCTGGACAATCTGAAACTTTTTTTGCTGCCAAAGTGTGCAACTGAG